TATATTAAGAAGTTAGAACGTAAAGGATTAAGATTTCGTAAGCAAGGGAAAGATATTATGTACGATGTCAATGATGTTTATGAGATTTTAGAGTTAGAAAAACAAGTACGGAAATTAAGAGCGTAAGGAGAACAAAATGACAGAACCAACTTTATCAAGTCAATTGTTTGGCTTGGCGGCTATCTTTATCGGGATCTTTATCCTGATGCTACTGACTGCTAAAAATGAAAAATCGGATGAACAAAATGTAGTAGTCATCATTGAAAAAACAGAAGATTTCGGAGAAGTTGCCCGAAGAAACTTGAAAAATAGCGACAGGAGATTCACCTATGATACCCAGCCACCTGTAGGACTCGCTTCATCGATTGAGGACGTTCCACAAGATTTTCGAGCATATATCGAAGACTATGACAGACTGGCTAGCGATTATCAGGAAGAAGCAAGAAATAATGATCTTCTAAGAAATCAAAACGCTGAGCTTTTAGTTGAAAATGGTCGTTTGCTTTATCAAGAAATGACTTTGGATTTCCGTAAGAATCCAAGAAAATGGAGGGCAAAGACATGAGTGTTAGTCGTGAAATGAGTGAGATAGAAATCCGTGTGTTAAACATGATCATGAATTGCGCGACTTTCGACCTGTCAATCCAAGCCAGTGAAATTCGTTTAGAAACTGGGCTCTCAAAACGTAAGGTAGAAGAAATTATCGAAAGCCTGCGTGTCAATTTTGGGCATCCTATCGTAGCCAAGAAGATGAAGCCAAACGGATACTACTTGCCACGAAGTGAGGAGGAGCGACAAGCTGGTCTTGCTCCTTATCGCAGACAAATATTGACCGAGCAAAAGAACCTTGCTGCGGTGATGAATGTTGATCTAGAAAAATACTGGGGGAATAGCGCATGAATGAAGAATTTAGAATATTACCTCATGATTTAGCTGCTGAACAGTCTGTTCTTGGTTCAGTATTCATCTCTCCTGATTCACTTATATTTCTAGCGGATGAATTGGTTCCAGATGACTTTTATAAGCCGGCAAACAAAATTGTATTTAAGACCATGTTGTCCTTGCTTGAAAAAGGTGAGCCAATTGATGCTACGACTATGGGCTCTGCTCTCACGAATCAAGGAGATATTTCAAAAATCGGGGGTATCACATACATTGTCGAGTTGGTGAACTCAACTCCGACTTCTAAGAATGTGGAACACTATGCAAAGCTTGTGAAAGAAAAGGCTACACTCCGAAAAGTAATCGCTGACTTGTCGGATTCGCTCGCTATTGCTTATCAAGGTGATGTGTCCATCGCTGATATCATTGCAAAGACTGAAAAGTCTATGCTTGACATCAGCAATCAAAATACGGGCACTGGATTTCGTAATGTGGCTGATATCCTTGATACACACATGCAAATGGTGGAGACTCGCTCGCAGACAGATGGAGTTGTGACAGGTCTATCTACTGGGTTCGTTGGACTGGACAAGATTACGACCGGCCTTCATGAGGATAACCTTATCATTCTTGCTGCTCGTCCAGCGATGGGGAAGACGGCGCTAGCTCTGAATATCGCTCAATATGTCGCTGTAAAAGAGAAAAAGCCTGTTGCTATTTTCTCACTTGAGATGGGGGCGGAAAGCTTGATCGAGCGGATGTTAGCAGCCGAGGGCATGGTGGAAGGGTATCATCTAAAAACTGGGAATCTGAGCGTTGAGGAATGGAGTAGGCTAGTGCATGCACAAGGGAATCTCTATGATGCTCCTATTTTTGTCGATGATACAGCTGGTATTCATATCTCTGAGATACGGTCAAAGGCTCGAAAGCTTTCCCAGGAAATGGGCGGTCTGGGTGTCATCATCATTGACTACTTGCAGTTGATAACTGGGGCAAAGGGCGAGAATCGTCAGCAGGTGGTTTCTGAGATTTCTAGAGAATTGAAGATACTAGCTAAGGACTTGAAAGTACCTGTCATTGCCTTGTCACAGTTAAGCCGGGCAGTTGAGCAGAGACAGGACAAGCGCCCAATGCTATCAGATTTGCGAGAATCTGGTTCGATTGAGCAAGATGCTGATATTGTAGCGTTCTTGTATCGTGATGCCTACTATCAGAAAGAGCAGGCAGATAGTCAGGAAGCAAACAACGTAACAGAACTGATCCTGGAAAAGAATCGGCATGGTAGTCTAGGGACAGTGAAGTTGTATTTTCACAAAGAATACACAAAATTTTCAAGTGTGGAGGAGTAGAAGATGGCACAACGGAGAATGTTTAGCAGGAAGATTACTGAAACAGACAGATTTCTTGAGATGCCTTTATCATCACAAGCTCTCTATTTCCATCTTAATATGGGGGCAGATGATGAAGGGTTCATTGACAAGGCTAAGACTACCCAGAGAACAATTGGGGCAAGTGATGATGACATGAAGTTACTTATCGCAAAAGGATTCTTGATTCCGTTTGAAAGTGGAGTGGTTGTTATCCGACACTGGAGAATCCACAATTATATCAGATCTGACAGATTTCAGTCTACTTTACATCAGGATGAAAAAAATCAACTAGAATATGACCACTCAAAAACAGCTGTGTTAAAACCTTTGGAAAATGTCATACCAAATGGATACCGTTTGGATACACAGGATAGGGCAGGTAAGGTTAACTTAGATGAGGATAGCTTAACTACCTACCCTAAAGAACCTGACAATATCCCTTACAAAGAAATTATCGATTATCTCAATTCAAAGACTGGAAAGAATTATAGAGATAATGTTCAGAAGAACAGATCTCTGATTAAGGCTAGATGGTCTGAAGGATATCGACTAGATGACTTTAAGCAGGTGATTGATAACATGGTTAAGGATTGGTCAGGTACGAAGTATGCGAAATACTTGAGACCAGAAACCCTCTTTGGAACGAAGTTCGACGGTTATTTGAATCAAGGAAATGTTGTTAAACGTGAAAAGAAAACAGACGAAAGGCTAGGTTTTTAGATGAAACAGTTTAAACAATTCAGAACCAGAACGGTGCTTGATGATATCTGTGAAATCCATGGATGCCATCGTTGGTCTGTTAAGATCCCTGTCAAGGGTAAGGTTGAGGAAATCAGTCAATGTCCTGAATGCGAGAAAGAGAATATCCGACGCTTTGAAAAGCAGCTGAATATGGAATCTGAAGTTAAAAGCAAGCTATCAGATACTTACGAGGTCTTTGCTCGCGATAGTATCGTTTCAAGCAAGCTGGCCAGCAAGTCACTACATGACTATGAGATTCGAGTTGACATCGATGAAAATGCTATGAATTTTGTGAAGCGTTTGGAGCGTTGCTATGCCAAAGGTGAGGCTGGGAATGCTATCATCACTGGCCCTTCTGGTGTTGGGAAGAGCCATCTGACCTATGGCTTTGCTCGGTTTCTCAATGAGCAGTTTAAGTCTTATGATGAGCCGAAAAGTGTGCTATTTGTGTCGGTTGTAGCTTTGTTTGATAAGATTCGAGAAAGCTTTGAGTTTGACAATGGTTTTTCAGAAGCTAAGATGGTCAAGCTACTATCTGAGGTTGATTTTCTGTTTCTGGATGACTTAGGCAAAGAGAGTCGCAAGGCTGATACAAAGCGGAATGAGTGGGTGCATCAGATATTGTTCAAGATCCTGGATAATCGGACCAATACGATTATCAACACGAATTTGAGTAGCGAAGAAATCAAGGAGCTTTACTCAGACGATTTTGAGAATGGTGCTCTATCAAGTCGCATCTTTGAGGGAGCAACAGGCAGATGCTTTGTGTATCCTGCGGGTATGAAGGATAGGAGGTATTGATGAGAGAGTTTTTTAACAACGATTGTATGGACATCATGAAACAATATCCTGATGATTACTTCGACCTAGCTATTGTTGATCCACCTTATTTTTCTGGTCCAGAAAAAAGAGAATACTATGGTCGAAAAGTTAGTCCGATTGGTGTCAATAGACTGTATGGCAAAACCTCAGAGTGGCAAATTCCAAATAGAGATTATTTTGATGAACTTTTCAGGGTATCTAAAAATCAAATTATTTGGGGTGTGAACTACTTTGACTATTCTTTTGGTTCTGGCCGTATCGTTTGGGACAAAGTTAATGGTCATTCAAGTTTTTCAGATTGTGAGATAGCATACTGCAGCTTACATGATAGTACACGGCTGTTTCGCTATATGTGGAATGGTATGATGCAAGGCAAGTCAATATCTGAAGGCCATATTCAGCAAGGAAATAAGGTATTGAATGAGGTTAGAATCCATCCGACTCAAAAACCAATTAATCTTTATCTTTGGTTGCTACAAAACTATGCAAAAGACGGAGATAAGATTCTTGATACTCATGTCGGTTCAGCAAGTAGTTTGATCGCTTGTCAAGAATTAGGTTTTGAGTATGTAGGCTGTGAGTTAGACAGAGACATCTTCAACCTTGCTAAACAGAGGCTTGATGCTTATGAGAAGCAGTTGAAGTTATTTTAGGAGGTATTGATCATTAAAAAAATGACAGTTTGGGCGCTTTTTGATAGTGGAAATGGTTCTTACTTCAATGGCGCTAACTCTCTGAATAGTTCGGGGGGGGCGAATATTGAAATCTAT